TCAGTTCCCTATAGGGAATATCATAAGGTCTGTTTTCGTATCTATATGTATTCATTTCTGTTTTGTTATTAGTTATTCAATCCGTTCACCCAACTTTAAAACATACACTTCTTTCTTATCAGGTGCACCCCACTTCTTCCGACCAACTCCAACAGAGATACGATCCAACTTAAACAACATAGTTCGCGCGGTGTACCCATACCGGAAACGAACGTGTGTATAATGATCGCAACTACCAACCGGACAACCGTCACAACCTTTTGCGCTTGGATGAAGTCCGCAACACTTTAAGCGTTTGATCCAATACGGTTTTATTTCCCGATATTCTTCTTTCTTTTCGCCGGATTCGATCATTAGAAACCAAACCGCCATTAATGGTAAATCTAGTATTCGCATAACTTTATTATTTATTAATTCTACACAAACATTCTAGGCTGCATCCGCGACAAAATGATTTTATTCGCATCTGCATAGAACTTCTTCTTTATCTCAAATCCGTATGCTTTTCGCCCGCATTGAGCAGCTGCAAGTAATGTTGTACCACTTCCGGCGCATGGGTCTATTACAACATCACCCGCATCGGTGAAAAGTTCGATCAACCGCTCAAGCAACGGAACTGATTTTTGTGTCGGATGAATCCGCGGTGTATCTATGTCTCTAGGATAATCGAAACAATTAAATACCATCCGACCGCCATTATTGAATTTTGGCAGTTTATCCCGATACAAGAGTACACCATATTCACAATTACCAACGACCTTCATATTAGCCTTTAAAACTTGTGCCGAAAAGTTCTTTTTAAATACCAGATTGATATATTTGTTCAGCCCGTATTCCTTCGCTTTCTGTATAAGTTCGAATTGTTGCTGAAATTCACAAAAGACAATCATACAGGGGGATTTTCCTTTTTCTTTTGGCTCTTTAACGAGCATCTTGCTACAAAAATGAAGAAATTCAGTAATTCGAAAATCCTTATCGGTATCGAAAAATTCTTTTCCAGCTAATTCGCTTTCTCCGTTAGAATTGTCTCCGTCGATATACCAAGATGGATTAGAACCGTATGCGTTCTTCCCAATGTTGTAGGGAATATCCGCAATGATTAGTTGTGCTTTCGGAATACCGTATGTTTTATAGTTCTGGAAATGGTCGTTAAATAGTTCTACGTCTTTCATCGAAACAATAATATTAATCGTTAATAATCTCGTCCTCATTCTCTACTACTTCGCTTTTTACAGGTTTCTTCACCGGAACGCGAATCGCCTTTTCCGTGAACTTACTCGATAGATACCTATTCGCTTGCTCCCAATCCGCAAAGTGTAAATTCGGATCAGTATAGAGCGAGATAATCGTAGAGTTTAATTTATCGAGTGCTCCGAAAGCGCTTGAATTTATCGTACCGTCTAAGGGTGAAAACTTGGTAACTAAACCGTTGTAATTCTCTGATACAAATCGGTCTATATACTTCCGATTTCGTTCGTTTGCCGCGACGGGGTCTGCTGATACATCGTGCAAATAATTTGTGTTTGATAGTTTTTTAACCATATTAAAATCCTTCTAATCGTTTCTGTCCGTTCATTTCGTCTACCTTGTGTTGTGGTAGTTTTCGTTTTGGTTTTACATACTCGAAATGTCGTTCCGCCTGTGATAGATCGTAGAACATTTCTTTGATTTCGTCCGGTATCACTTCTTCATCATCATCGCCGGGCATCGGATCGGCAACCCGGAGAAAGCAGCCTAAAATGTACTGCATAATCTCGTATGTGCTTTTGAAATGATAGTCAGCGCGAATCTTATCGAGCCTTTGCCATTGTTCCAGATCAACGCGAACCGGAATCTTTTTAAAGTACACAAGTTTCTTTTTTCTGCTTCGCATGGTTTCGTTGTATTAATTATCTTCTACTAGCTCCGTTCAAGTCCAATACGTTAAACATTTCATTTATTCGATCCGCGATATACGCGCCGTAAATACGCTGTATTTCCTTAATCGTTAAGTTCGTTGTAACATGAGTTATTGCCTCATGTCTCAACTCGTACCTACATTGGAAAATATACTGCATCACGTTTAGTTCAGTACCGAAATACTTTGCCGGGATTGGCTCGCGTCCTAGTTCATCAAAACAGATCATTCGCGGCGTACCGTTGTTGTAAGTATACAATTCTAGTGCATCCTTTCCGCGCATCGAAAAGCCGTTTGCAATACAGGAAGCCGAATCAATCCTAAAACCACCGATCGGATAGCCGCCCCTTGCTTTGCCGCGTGTGAAATAACTATATCGGTTTAGAATCTGCATGATAGTACTTTTTCCTGTACCGATGTCACCTCGTAACAATAACCCTTTATTTGAATCTAGCTTCTCGGATCGTCCTTCAGTATACAAAAACAGTTGGTTCATTATGTTTCTATTCGAATCGTCTATCTTGAAGTTAGGACAAACATATTTGCAACACGCTTTAAACCACTCCGGGCGCTTCTCTACTTCTATCGGCTCGTCATAGTACGGTAGTCCGTATGATAGTATCGCCGCTATCGGTAGAGTCTGTTTGCTTCTTGTTTCCATATTCGCATTTATCGTTTTTTAGTTCAAAAAATCCCGCCCAATTATTCGCAATCGATTCATCTACGATTTGAGATGCGACCGCCGGATTACCTTTGCTCAATTTCACTAATTTGTTGTAACACGCTTTGAGTGACTTTTCCGATTTGTAATTTTCCCGCCTGTCTTTCTTGTATTCAAGCCAGAGCGAAAACGCTTCTAAAAACTCGTCAGATATAAAATCAAAATCTCCATGAGAGACTTTAGAGAGTATATTTCTGTTTGGTTTCTGTTTTAGTTTATTATAGTCTGTACTATCCCCTGTATCATTGACTCCCTTATCTACTGTATCATTGGCTGTCTGATTGGCTCCCTTATTGGCTGTCTGATTGGCTGTAAAATTTACAGTAGTAGTTACAGTAGTTTTAAATTCCTTCACGAAAGAATAAGAGCTTATAATACGTTTGTTCTTACCAGATTTATAATAAATCAATCCTGCATTTATTAAAGACTCACGGGCTTTTATTAGTGTTTTCTCATTCACGTTAAGCGCAAAACAAAGTTCAATGTTCGAGCAATCGAAAACGTCCCTCCAATCTTCGCCGTTACAAATAGCCACTAATTCGTAAAAAAGGGCTTGTTCGGTGGCGGTAAATCTGAAACGTCGTCGCGCTTTTCGCATCTTTTCGGTTAGCGTATATCCGTCTATATTCATCACACTTATAAAGTCTATCGAGCGACATAATAACTACAAATCCTTATCCCGATCGCCCGCCCTACTTTCAGGACGGAACAATAGCAAATAAAATTATTCTCTCTTCCTCCGTTGCGACACGTTCGACAATCGTGTTTTACTTGCTTTTGTGCTGTTTTCTTCACCATTCTTATACCTCCTTTATTTTAATTCCATGAACGTAAAGCATGAGCTTACGTTTGATTATATACTCCTTTGTCCGAACACCTTTAGTATCTTCGACGATATACTCACCATCCCGATAATAAACGAAATCCGCGATGTAGTAAACTCCTCGTTCGATCAGCTTCTTTTTACGTAGCATCTTCCGCACTCCCTGCACTTCATAGAAACGATATTGAGGCGAAATAAGCTCGTATTTTACTTGCTCTTGTAATCCGGTTATAATCCCCTTCTTTTCGAGTAGTTTCAACTCCTTAGCGCGTCGATATTCCTTTTTAGAGTCGTATCCGTCTATTTTTACATTGTTATACTTTGCCATGTCATTTTAATTGGTTTGTGAATAGTGGATAAGCCCGGATTCGAACCGGGAATGATACTTCAAGAGCCGCACCGCATTAACGGAATGTCTAGCGATCAACCTTACATAACTAGGCGTTTCCAATTCCGCCACTTATCCGATTTGCCGGGGCTTTCACCCGGCGCGTTGTTACTAATTTGATAAAACCTTCGCTCTTTTTATATATCCATGTTTTTGAAACTCATTAATATAAATCAATTCTTTCGTCCAATTCCCAGTATTGTCTTTTTTGGGTTGTAGCCTAAAATGTCCTCTAACGGAGAAGCATTCATTTCGAACAATAGTAGTAAACCATGTGCAATCCATAAGATTAATATCGATGTCTGACTTATTCTTGTATTTTCTTGCTCCAACCTTTAATTTTGATTTGTGACTAATTGTTTTTGTGTCAACTTTAGCGTATTTTTTAAAAAGAATATAGCAAAGGATAAAAGATACTCTAAGGTTGGCGTTACTCATAAGATCAGCCCCCCCAACCCCGTGCATAGATGTTCTAAATGTTACATTCTCTGTATTTATTATTGCGCACACCCCATTTATAAACCATATTGAAGCCATTCCTTCATTTTTAATGATATAAGACACGCCTATATTTCCGAAAATAATAGTACCAGAAGATTCTAACCCTTTTGTAAAATCGCTACCGTTCAATATAGGTTCAAATGATTTTGAAGATTTAATCATAGCGTCATAGAAACTATTTGATAACAAATCTACATTTTTATTTTTCAAAGAATGAACCTCATTTATACGATTTTGCGTAGAGGCTGCTTCTGCATAAAAGGAGCAAGCATCAATTTCGGGAACATGAATCCTTCCATTGAGCACAAAATTTAAAATCGGATATTTTGAATTATCTATCAACATAGCACTTGTTAATTTACTTCATACGGATAAACGTCTACAATCGCCGTTTCTTTAAGCAAAATCGAAGAATAATCCGCCATCGTTCCTTTCATTCCTTCGTCGAGTTTCTTCATTGCGTCGTGAATGTCCGCCGCCTGTATGAGTACGTTTGTATAAGTCCGTTTCTCCTTGCCGCTTTTCTCGTCAAGCGTAGTGAAAGCAAGTCGCCCGGCAAACCATTTATCGGCGGAATCCTCTTCGCTAGTAAATATCTCGCTATAATGTGCGCGGGAAATGTCGGACACTGTAAACTCACCGGAGATAAACGGTGTGACCTCTTCGATTATTCGTGCTTCTGCTTCGGTAAAACTTAGTGCATCGACTAAATACGGTTCAGTCACTTTTTTTTGCATTCCGTTTTCCATCACCTTCTCGTAACGAATTTTACATAAAAACCAAGTGTGCATCATAATTTTGTGTTTATTAAAGTGTTTATAAAAATGTGATTAATCGTGTTGTGTTAGTGTTGTGACGGTACTTTCTTCGTCAATTTCTTTAATTCCTTCCGTATCTTATAAATCTGATTCTTAACCGGAACACTGTTTTTTGCTTCCGGCTTTAACGCCTCGATCTGCATCTTTAATTTTAAGACCTCTTTTGCCTTATCGACACAATCGAGCAAGTCCAGACCGGAACGGATAGATTCGTCTATCATCTCGCTAGCCAACCGGATTCGATCATAGAGTTTCTTTATATTATCCGCGTGGTTGGCGCGATTCATTTCGAGTATTCGACCTTCATTTGTATAACCGTCATAAATGACATAATACAATTTGTCCACGTCCGGGCGACCTAAAAAGTGTCCGAGGAATTGCCAATAATATTCGTCTTTTTCGTCGATGGTATTTCCGAACTGCAGCGATTCGATCTTTCCTTGCGACATCGGGCACTTGATCTCACCCAGAGCGATAACTTTCCCGTCAAATCCGTACACATAGAAATCCGGTGAATCTCCGAATCCTTCAAACGGTTCATTGAAAACAATGTCTTTAAAATCAGTTGTACACGACTTGATCTCGTTCATTAACTGGCTCCGTACCCATTCGACCGCTAGCGGTTCGTTTTCATGCCCCCAATCAAACGCTTTGTTACTTCCGTTTTCTCGCATCGTCCCGGTTCTCCGCTCGTATCGTACTAAATACATTGCGTCTAACGCACCTTTACCAAAGGGACAACCTTTGCCCGCTTTCATCAGATCGGGAAGCGTAGAGGCGGTTATTTTGCCCCGTCTCTTTTCCTTCCATTCGATTTCTTTTTGTTCACTTGATTTCATGTGCTACTAATTCTTTGATTTGTTCTTTAGTTAGTTTATATTTCGTCTGTACCTGTGCGACCGTAAAACCACCTGCCAGACCATCGAGGATATTTTTCCAGATTGCCGATCCTGTCTCAACAGTAGGCAATGAGTTTTCTACTTTCGGAAGAAAAGGACGAATACGAAGCGAATCAACCTTTTCGCCGAAAGCGTCAACTAATACCGCTCCGATTTGGATTTGCTTGTTTATCCATGACTCAAAATTCGGATTTTTGAAAATTTTCGTCAATGTTTTGCAGTTCGTCCGGTTGAGGATCATCGGTTTCACACTCTCGAAGAAATAAGCGACGAAACATTCTTCTTTCTTTCCAGACGCGCCGACTACTTGTTCTTTTTTCGTTTCGCGGATGGTGAGAATTATATCTTTTCCATCCGGTAGGCTGTAAGCGCCTAGATAGTCGTAATTAAATTGAGTTTTCCAATGTGTCATTATCGTGTTGTTTAAAAGTTATCGTTTCCACCCTGATAAAGCGACTCATAACAACGAGCGCAAACCGTTATTATCTTTGTGCCATGTCTGCCACGTTCGTACGTTTCGACCTCTAATTCTATCTCTTCGCCCGGTTCGATCTCTTCGCCGCAATCTTCGCAAACTAGAGTATCAGCAGGGCACGCGCCAAGAACCGTACAAATTCGGCAATTACCGATACATTGAGGATTCGCCGCCATGTCGTTTCACGTTTAGATAGTTACAGACTAGCACGTAGATAACCGTTATAAATACGATCAATAGTGCGATAATTAATTTGCCCGGCTCCGGCTCGCCTTCTGCAAGGCTGCACGCTGAAAGCATTAAGATAATAGCGGCGGGACTTTGTTTTAGTGTTAACATGGTGTTTGTTTTATACTACCTTATTACTTTGTATGAATCTATCTATACTCGATAAATCGTACCAGATCATTTTTCCAAATTGAGAAAAAGAAATGAGAGCTTTTTCCCGTAACGTTCTCAAAAAATCATCCGAGCATCCTATATAGGATTTTGCTTCGTCTTTACTAAGCCACTTCTTCACTATTGGCTCAACTTTTCCGGTTACTCTAGTTCGTCCCATTGTTCATTATTCAATCGTGTAACAATTAGATTATCTTTATCGGTTTCCGTCGTAAACAGTAGACCTTCGTCATATTTTAGATTTGTACAGGTCGGTCTAACTGAATTTCTTTTAGAACGAGGGAAGGTCATTGTTTCCCCGGGCTGCATCCCCCTTAAAAGGGCAGTTAATTCGTTTCTTTTTCGTCTCATTGTCGTGTATCGTGTTATGTAGCCCCGAAGGGCTACGGATTAATATTAAATAGCTGCTTTCAATCGCTCTATATCTCTTATTAATTTTTCTTGCCTTGCTACTTCATTATCTGCCATTCCGTCAAGCCCGAGACTTGCATACCATTCTGCATTATTAACAGCCTCTTCTAATGCTATTTCTTTTTTCGAAATTAATGCATTAATGGCGTTCTTATCACGGCTTTCGATTAATATCTCTAAGGCTGTCTTTCTGGTTAAAGTGCTAGTTGCTTTCATAATCGTATTTATTATGTAACCCCGAAGGGCACGGATTAATATTAAATCTTCTGATAACCGAATGAGTTCATAAATTTCTCTGCGCCCTTGAACGTTTTGAAAGTCTTACTACTAGCGAGTGTACACGCTAAGAATCTTTGTCCGGCTGTTGTATTAATCAAGCTAACACAACATACCGTTTCGCTTCCTGCTTTTTTAAATTCTACGTCTCCGATCATTCCTATTTCCATTATTATCTATATTGTGCAGGGCTCTCGCCCCGCCAGTTATTTTTTTTGTTATCTTATTTAATGCCGCAAAGTTTTGAAATTCTCAATAACTCTTCATCGCTCATAAATGCGAGGTCGAAAAATATACCTTCATCGAAAGGTTTGTTTTCAGCTAAAGCGGCTTGTTTCATGCTAACCATTATTTGAGTTATCGTATTGCCTTTTTCTTTATCGCTCATTCCTGCTTTCATAATTCTATACTTTTATTTGTTAGTTCTTGATTGATTGATTAACTTTGATGCGACAAAGATAGGATATTATTATTACCCATAAAAGAAAATAGGAAATAATTATTTCCTATAAAACATTTATTAACTATTGGTGCTTATGGAATTTAAAGATAGATTAAAGATTGCTATTGAGAATAAAGGAGTTACACCTTATGCTATTGGAAGAGACACAAAGGTATCGAAGGTGTCAGTTATGAACTATCTAAACGGGACAAAGCCTAATATAGGTAATATTAATATCCTAGCTGATTATCTAGGTGTTAATGTGGGATGGCTTATTAGTGGGGTAGACGATTCTTTAGAGAGCTCTAAAGTATCGAACGATAGTGATGAAAAATATATCATGCACTATGAAGATTTAAAGGGTAAAGCCATTCCACATATAGACGTAGTTACCGCCTCTTGTGGTCTACCGAATGGCTTTAACTCTGCAATAACGAAAGGGGATTGCGAACGCTTCATCATCCCCGATATGCCCGGTTGTGATTTTACGATCCGCGCCGGAGGTCGTAGCATGATTAATAGAAACGTTCCAGAACGAAGCATTAACGATCGGGATATTGTCGGTTGTCGAATTGTAACAAGTCGCTCTCATGTGCGTTGGGGTGAAGTATATGCATTGGCAACCTATGATGGAATAATGATAAAAAAAATCGAAGAGTCTGATAAAGAGGGTTATATTAAATGCGTTCCTTTTAATAACGAAGAAGGATTCAAACCGTATGATGTTCCGGTTAATGAAATATACGACTGGGCGTTAGTCGTCGGTGTAGTGAGTGTAAAAACATGGATTTAACTAATTATAAAAGACAAAACAATATGAAGAAGCTGCTATTAGGGATAATATTAATATTTTTTCCACTTATCGCATCTGCGCAAGATGAAGTATTAACAAATCAGTCTATAACCGACATGTTAGAACTTGGATTCTCGAACGACGTTATAGTAACTAAAATAAATACGTCAAAAAATAACTTTGATACATCTATACAAGCTCTAAAAGAATTAAAAGAAAAAGGAGTAAGTAATGATATTATTGTAGCGATGATGCAACGGAATAAAAGAAGCGAAGATAAAGAAGCAAGAGAGCAAAGCATTAAAACGGGAATATATTTCAAAGAAAACGACGGTTTTAAAAAGATATTTCCTGCGGCTATTTCTAACGCCAAAACTAATACATTAGGTTCAAAAGTAACGCCTCATATAACTAATACTAAAATAAAATCAGTGTTATCAAATGAACATTCTACTAATATCATAGAAACAAATATACCAGATTTTCGTTTCTTTTTCAATAACACAAAACAAATGGAGAATACTTCTAAGGCGTCTAATTGGCGGTTTACCGTTGCTTCTTCTCCACATGAATTTGTATTAGTAAAGTTGATAAGCAAAAAGGGGAAAAGAGAGTTAAAGACTGGGGAAATTGATTTATATTCAGGTAATTTTGCCGGAGTGGAAAGCAAAGATATTGTAATTTGCAACATTGAGGCAATAAATGAAACAGAATTTAGAGTAACACCACAAACGCCGATTTTACCCGGTGAATATTGTTTCCTCTATCAAGGAACTACGCCCCATAGCTACAATAATAGTCAAGCCGTTTTTGATTTTTCTATTTCAGAAAATTGCAAAATAGAAAATAAATACAAGATTGATGATAGTGTATGGGTTCTAAAAGACGGTAAACCGAAAAAGTTAGAAGTTATGTCCGTTAATGTCAAAAACGATGGTATATATTACTCTTTAAGAGCACGAAGCAGTTGGAAAGATGAAGAGTATAAAGAATCCGACTGCTACTCATCCAAAGAAGAAGCAACCAACAAATAAACAAGTGTCATCGACCACTAAATCGAACTAAACATGAAAAACCGAATCAAATCATATTGGAGCAACTGTTTGTCGATCGCTGCGATTATATGCAGTGTTGTCGCTATTTGCGTTTCGTTACCATCCGCGCCGGAGCTAGGTATAGACTATATCGGGGTGATAGTAGGGATTTTATCGCTTTTGGTGACTATGTTAATCGGATGGCAGATTTGGAATGTGATTGCAATAGATAAGAAGGTTAAAGATGAAGTGAAGCAAGTCAGCAAATCTTTTGCAAAGGATATAAAAAAAATAAAAGATGAAAGTGAAATTTCTACGAAAAAAATACTATATAAGGCAGAGTATATCGAATTGAAATTTCAGTTATCAAAATGTGATCTGCGAGGAATAACAATCTGTTTAAAAGCAATGGTTGAACATGCAATATCTATTAACGAACCATACTTTTTTAGCGATGTTGCCGCAAAGATATTATTATCAAAAGAACAAGCGAGTGTAGTAACAATCTCTAATGGAGTTAGACAGATAGAAGTAAATAATGACTTCTTAGAGATTTCTCAAAGTCTTTTAAATCATTTAGCTGCCTCCGATAGATTCACCCCTGCATTATTGGAAATGGTAGATAACTTAAAAAGAGATAATGAGAAGATACGAAAAAATATAGAGAATAAATAGAGTATTCAAAAACAAAAGACATGATTACAATAGATAAAAAAGATATTATAGTAGCAATACTAATCGCCTCTAATAAATCGCTGACAGACTTAGACGTTTACGATTTAAAAGAGCACAATATAACAATAGATGAATGCGACATAATTTTACGCCAACTCGAAAAAATGGGACTAATAGATATAAAGAGTAGATATTCGCGGCCTAGTGGTTTTGTCGTTGCTATAAATTCCGGCTTACATGAATTTTCGTCGCGTGGAGCTTTTAAAGCACAAGAGCTAATACTTTCGACGCAACTTGAAAGATTGGATATAGAGATACAACTTATGAAGTCTCAACTTACGCCGGACAAACTCGATCAATTTAGCAAGGTATTTTCTATCTTTAGTTCTGTGTGTAGTATGCTTCCCTATATCAAGATCACCCATGGCGAATAACTCCACCAACCGGAATATGTCGGGATTATCTAAAGTATTACGCCATACGCTAGGCGAAATATTATCACTATAAATACGTTCTCCGTTAACCTCGAATATTCGAGATACGTCGATAATATTTTTATTTTGCTTTGTGATTACTCGCTTCAAAGTGAAAACGGCTTCTACGGCACGTTTATTATCAGAATCGTTGCTTTGAGTCATAATAGTACTTTTACTACTAGCCGGATAAACTAGAAACAGATAGCTTAAATTCAAACAAATAATATTTGCTATTTCTGATTGATTGATTAACTTTGTATTGAAAACGTTCTTTGATAAAGATGAAATATAAGAGGTGATATTTATAAGAAAGGGAATGAGTACCGTTTTTTAATGCAAATTCGGTGCAAATAGATTTTATAAATATTATAAGATATTAGTTATAAGCGTTTTAGGTGGTGTAGAAAAACGCCTCTCACGCATGTAATACGAGTTCGATTCTCGTACCCACTACTATCTGATTATCAGCCTCTTACCAACAAGTAAGGGGCTTTTTTATTGCCTTATATTTATCTCAAAATATCGTTTTTAAGGCTCAGTCTGAAACCTTGGGGGATTGCGTTAAAATTCTTATTTTTGCATCATGAAAA